TGAAAGGTATTAGTTCTTTAATAAGTACAAGAACTGAGTCAGTATCACAAGAAAAAAGTAATGATCTAAATGATAACCCCGTTGCAGAGCACGCTAGTAAGGGTTCTAAAAACATGAACAAAGGTTATGAATCAGATGGTCCTCCAATGATGTCTAAAGGACCTAAACATACATTCGGAGTCAAATCAGCCCATAATAAGAGGCATCAGGAACAAGCAAAAAAAGCAGCTGAACTAAGAAAGTTCAAGAGCGACAACAAAAAAAGAAAGGGTTCTGTAGAAGGTGGAGAATTAAACATGGGAGAGAAAGAGGTATCAGCAGCTAATAAAAAAGAAAAGGTTGATTCACCTTTAGAAAAAAGAAGAACTAAGGCAGAAAGACAGGCAAATAGAGCTGAAAAACGAAAAAAGAAAGCTGATAGATTATCAAAAGGAACTGCTGCACAAAAAAATAGAGCTGCTCGTATAAGAGGTAGAGCTGAAAGATCAAAAATAAAACAATCTGATGGTAGTAGAGGTGAGAAACTAGATGCTCAACAAAAGTCTAGAGATAAACAAAAATCAAGTCAAACTGATCTTGATTCTGAAACAGGAAAAAAATATAAATCTAGAAGAGGTTTAGAAAAAGGTGGTGAAAATGAAAGCAAAACAGATTTAACAAAATACGCTCCAAAAAAAGATGAAGAAAAGAAGATTAAAAAATACGGAGGACTATAAAAAAGCGAATAGTTGATGCTTAATAATAACTATAATTAATAATTAATAATAAATAATACAAAAATAATGGCAAGATATATATCAATGAATGTAGTGAACTCAGCGGGTCCACTAACAGCAGGAGAACAATTAGTAAACGTAGATCAAATCGAAGGAGTTACTTACGTTGCGGCTACAGGAATATTAACTATATTCTTAAAAGCTGCAGGTGTATTTCAAGACACAGCTGCTGCAGGTGCAGGAACTGGTGCTGGAGGTATAATGGCAAGAATAATAACATCTACAATTAAAAACGTTACAACAGGAGCAGCTGGAGCAGGTACAATACCAACATTTACTACATCTACAGGAGATCCAAGTAAAGCGGTAATGAGAGCAATGACTGCAAACCCAGGTGGAGTTAAGGCTTCAGTTAATCTAGGAAGAGATCAAGCTGCTACACCAGTAGCTATTTACTTTTCAAGCTTTAATATAACTTCTGCGACAGTAGTTTAATATAATGAAGTCTAGAGGTTTTGGCGATAGCGTAGAAAAATTTACTACTAAAACTGGAATCAAGAGTATTGTTGAACACATATCACAGGGATTAAATATTCCCTGTGGTTGTGAACAACGCAAAAAAACATTAAATAAAATATTACCTTATAAACAATAGTATGGGATACACAATGAAAGGTCCTCCTTACAGTATAGATAACACCCCTGTTTACAGTATGGATATGGAGGAAGGTGTAATGGGTATTGCAGATAAAAATGGTAGTATTTTATTAAATAAAAACATAACAAATAAAGAAGAACAACAAGACGTTATAAATCATGAGAAAGTTCACCTTGACCAAATGAAAAGAGGTGATCTAGATTATGATGATGAAAGTGTTACTTGGAAAGGTAAAAAATATTCACGTAAAAAATTTGACGAAGGTGATACAACTTTGCCTTGGGAAAAAGAAGCATATAACGCATAAGCATTAAAATAAAAAAAGAAATTATGGCAAACTGGTTTATAAATCAAAAAATGACAAGAAATGGCTCAATGGGACCAAAGGGACCAACGATGCAATCACCGCTACATCAAGAAAAGAAAAAGAAAGGTTTTTTAGAAAAAACAGGATTAGATGAATATGTGCCTAAGTCCTTGGGCGGTAAGGCTGATTATAGTGGTGGACTTATTTCAAGAGGTCAGGGTGGATACAATGAAGTTACTAGCCCTGGTTTTCAAGGAGATAGTGGTAGTAAAAAAAATAATGAAGTAATATTCAATAATAAAAAAAATAAATATGAGAAAATAACCCCCAAGAAAAAAATGGGTGTTTAATGTTTAAATTATTACTAGGTCTTTTAGGTAAAGGTAATGGTAATAAAACTGTTGCTGGAAACCTGGCTTGGGATATAAGGGAAGCAATAAAAGGTAAGGAGTTAGATCCTGAGAAATTAATAGAATTACAAACAAAGATCAATGCGGTTGAAGCTCAGCATCGTACATTATTCGTTGCTGGGTGGAGACCATTTATTGGTTGGATATGTGGAGTAGCATTAGCCTATAACTTTGTCATAAGAGACTTATTTATATGGGTAACACAAACTACCGAGGCTCCACCTGCTTTACAAATGGATCATTTAATGACCGTGTTGTTAGGTATGTTAGGCTTAGGTGGATTAAGAACTTACGAAAAAATTAAAGGAAAAGATAAATAAAAAAATATGTATCAACAAAACCAAGGTGACATGTATACTAATGCAGTTGCATTATTAATATCAGGAACATTAATATCTCCTGAAAGCGGAGCCGGACTATTAGCATCCTCAGGATCAACATTAGCAAATCTACCAGCTAGTGTAGAAGCTGTTGCTTATGCTTCAGGCGGAACTTATTTAGGTTCTGCTCAAACAAGTACTAGAGGCCCTGGCGCAGGAGCACAAAATGATAGAATAGGCGCTTCATATCGTATTAGAATAAATGCTGCAGGAGCCGTTGATCGTATACAAGTAGTACAAACAAGACCAAATGGATCATTACAAGGAGCACCACCTGCAACGTTTTTAAATCCAGGATCTGGGCCTAACATGGCGGTAATAGGTCAAACAATAATATTTGATGCTGCATCTATGTCAACTGCTTTTGGTATTCAAGCTCCAGTTATAACAGGCGCTTTAACAATAACATTATTAGCAACAGATATACAAAGGCCATTTAGTGGTGTTCAAACAAATGCAGCTGCTAAAGACGGGATATATCAAGGAGATATATTATCTGGTGGTGGTACTTTTGCATTATCAATTGATGGTGCTGCTGGCGGTAGTTCTGTTAAAGTAGAACTAGCAAGTGCTCCGCCAAATCAAACAGTTACAATAACAGGTATACCTCCTGGAACAACCTTAGATGGTTTATTTAGAAAAGTGTATACTACAGATGACGCTACAACCGCAACAGGCATAATAGCCTTATATTAGAGTAAATTAAATTAAATTAAATTAAATGAAAAAAGTAAAATCAAAAGTCGAAGAGGCTAAAGTTCAAATTACAGTTGATCAATTAGCTAAAATAAAAAAACAACAAGAAGAAATAGCTGGTCTATTAAGAGATATAGGTTATGTTGAAACTCAAAAGCATGTATTAAATCACAAGTATGCTGGTATAGTACAAGAAATGGATGACTTTAAAATTGAACTAGAAAAAGAATACGGTGCTGTTAATATAAGTTTAGAAGATGGTGTTTGCACTCCTATAGAAAAAAAAGGTGAGTAAAGTTATAAGAAAAATCAGTATAGGATCTGATTATAAAAATGATGCCATGCACTATGCTATAGGACAGCAAGTGTATGGTGGTCATACAATTTCTCATATATTATATGATGAAGAAGAATCTTCTTACAATATTTATATTAAAAAAGAAGATGAGGTATTACCTTGGAAGAAATTTAATTCTCACATGGCTATATCGGTCGAGTATGATTTGGAATACTAATGCAGAGTCTTTATCAATTTATAATAGAACCAATAGGTGAACGTTATAATAATAAAATAAAAATTGATAAAAAAGAATTAATAATAAATTCTAGTATTTCAGATCATAAATTTATTAATACAACAGCTAAAGTAATAGATATACCTAAGGCTATAAAAACACCTATAAAAAAAGGTGATACAGTTGTAGTTCATCATAATTTATTTAGAAGATATTATAACTTAAAAGGTAAATCTGTTAATAGTTCTAAGTTTTTTAAAGACAACTTATATTTTGCAGAAATAAATCAAGTGTATCTTTATAAAAGAAATAATAAATGGCGCACTACTTATGAATATTGTTTTGTAAAACCTATTTTAGAAAATAACATTTTAAGCAAGTCTAAATTAAAAAAGAATACTGGTATATTAAAATATGACAATAGCACCTTAGATGCGCTAGAAATAATGCCAGGTGACCTAGTAGGTTTTAAACCTAAGAGAGAGTTTCAGTTTGTTGTAGAAAATGAACTTTTATATTGTATGGAATCTAATGATATTGTAATTAAATATGAACACAAAAGAAACGAAACTGAATATAATCCTAGCTGGGCAAAAAGCAGTTGAAGAATTAATTAAAGTTGCTAAAGAAAAAATTGTAGATTCAGAAGATGATTTGTCAGCTGATAAATTAAAAAATGCAGCTGCTACTAAAAAACTAGCTATATTTGACGCTTTTGAAATACTAACACGTATAGAAGAAGAAGAAAGTATGTTGAAAGAAAATGATAAAAAAGATAAAGGCGCAAACTTTAAGGGTTTCGCAGAAGGGAGATCTAAATAATGTACGATCAAAAACTTTACAAAATCTTACCAAACCATATTAAATCTAAAGTACTTAAAAGAAACAATAGATATAAAAAATGGGAGACAGGTTACAATGAAGAATATGATGTTATTGTTATTAGTAAAACTGGGCAAATTGGTGAGGTATATGAAATACAAGGTCTTAAAGTGGCACTTCCATTAGAGGTAGATACATATAAAAGATCTGGAAAAAAAGAAGAACAATACTGGGAGTCTTATGAATATCCAAAAGAACTATCTAAAATTAGAACAGTTTTTGATTGGAACAATCTTCCAAGTTATTTTAAAGATAAATGGTATGATTATATTGACGGAGAATTTAAAAAACGTGATGAAGGCCATTGGTTCTATAACAAAGGTATTCCTAGTTATATTACTGGTTCTCACTACATGTACTTGCAATGGACCAAGATTGATGTTGGGCAACCAGACTTTCGCGAATCAAACCGAATATTCTTTATATTCTGGGAGGCTTGTAAGTTGGACACCAGATGTTACGGATTGTGTTACCTTAAGAACAGACGTTCTGGCTTTTCATTCATGGCATCTTCAGAACTTGTCCACCAAGCAACCATCTCTTCGGATTCCAGATATGGGATATTATCGAAGACTGGAGCAGATGCAAAGAAGATGTTTACCGATAAAGTGGTACCCATCTCAGTTAATTACCCGTTCTTTTTCAAACCGATACAGGACGGAATGGACCGTCCCAAAACCGAACTCGCCTATAGAATACCCGCTTCCAAACTTACCCGAAGAAAACTCGATTCCAATACACAAGCCGAAGAATTACAAGGACTGGATACGACGATCGACTGGAAGAACACCGGTGACAACTCATATGACGGTGAAAAACTCAAGATCCTTGCGCACGACGAATCAGGCAAGTGGGAGCGTCCCGACAACATCCTCAACAACTGGCGTGTCACGAAAACAACATTAAGATTAGGTAGTAGAATAATAGGTAGATGCATGATGGGTTCAACCTCTAATGCACTTAACAAAGGAGGAGCTAATTTTAAACAATTATATGATGCATCAAATGTTACAAAAAGAAACCGTAATGGTCAGACTAACTCAGGATTATATAGTTTGTTCATACCTATGGAATGGAATTACGAAGGATACATCGATACTTATGGATTTCCTGTATTCGACACTCCAAAAAAACCCGTCCAAGGCATTGATGGATCCAAGATTCAGATCGGAGTTATTTCGCATTGGGAAAACGAAGTTGATGGCTTAAAAGATGATCAAGACGGTTTAAATGAATTTTATCGTCAGTTTCCAAGAACAGAAAAA